TTCAATAAATGCATTTAAATAAGATACACCAGAACCGCCTCCATCTTTAACAAATGCCAAGTACAATACACCTCCTATATTTACTGTACACAATCTAACTGTAACTGCAGAAATGCCGCCGCTATTTGTAAAATTTGTATTAACAGATACTGCGTCAGTTATATAATAAGAAGTAATGTGACAATCAATATGACGATTGCCTGTCCAGCTGTTTACTATAAACTTACCTGAAAACTGATGACCTTGACCTTGACCCATTCTGTGGAGTAAAATAGCAGCGTTATTGTTATTGGTGCTATTATGTACTTTACCAATATACATACTACCAAGGTTTGACATTGAATTGAGCACACGCAGCATTGAGGGATCATCTTGTGGATCAGTTGTATTAATTAAAACTTTACCGCTTGATGTAACTGTAAGTCTATCGTTGAAAACATTTACCGAATCTCTAGTTTGTATCTTTAACCCACCGCCGTAGTTTGCACCACCGCCGTCTGCATATGCAATTAAATTAAATCTTCGATTATTACCGTTACCGCCGTCTGATCTACCTGCAAATACAACTGAACCATCACCACCGCCGTTAACTTCTAATTTTACTTCAGGACTATGAGTGCCGATGCCAACATTACCATTTGTCTGAACGGTAATTCCGTCATTACCATCTTTTGCGTTTGTTAATCCAGTTTGACTTATAGCCGCCATATGCGCAATTCGGTATTTTCCACTATTATTCATAGCAGTCATCCAGCCAGTGCTATTTTCTCTATTAAAAAGAATACCAGCTTGATCACCATTAGGTGCACTTCTTACTTCAATGTATGGTAAGGCTCCACTGGTTGGGGATGTCACTACTAGTGGAGTAGTATAAGCGCCGTAAAGTGTATTTGGACTATCAGTGCCGATGCCAACGTTGCCATCGACCATAGTCATAGTTCTATAGTCAGTGCTATCATTTCTGGTAGTAAAACTTAATCCAAATTTATTACCACCTGCATAATCTCCAAACCCAATGGTTGATCTATAACGAGTAGGTTCCGCTCTAGACAATGTAATAAATTCATAACCTGTATATCCACTAGATTCAGTAATTTCCAGTTTAGTTGTAGGGCCAGTCGAGCCAATACCAACATTGCCGCTGGCATCCAGTAACATTTGCGGCGTATCTGCCTCATAGTTTCCTGTTCCACTATAGAAACGTAGGTCCATTGTACCTAATGTGCTTGTGGTTTTAGACTTAATCCCAGCATAATGCGGGGCAGTACCTAGTGAGCCATCAACATTCTTAAAGCCAATACCGCCTACGAAAGCACCTGATCCGACATTAGGTGCATTTAAACCTAGATTTATTTCTGATCCATCGCCGCCATCTAACTCTAAAACTTTAGCTAAACTGTGGACACCTGTAGGCGAACTCGTACCAATACCAACTTTACCATCACTTAGAATAGTAACAGCAGTACTACTCGCGTTATCATCAATACCAGTAGAAGCAAAGTTACTAATAACTCCACCATCAATAGCGTTACCGCTGATACCACCGGTAGGTAGCGTCACTGTCTTACTCGACAGGTCTAGTGTGTTATGCAGCTTCGCAGGAGTAACTGCTTGATCAATAATTTTATCTGTTGTAACAGCATTACTTCCGATCTCGGTAGCATCAATAGCTGCATCTGAGATAAAGTCTGATAGATTACGTGCCTTACTCATCTGAGTCTGCTTCCTGTGTTATATAGTACTATTTATATGTTATTTATACTGCATCAATTACAGCTTGAGGTGTTGCATCTATAGTAGCCTGTGCAACTGCACGTTCAGCTACATCAGTAGTAATCACGGGGTTCTCAATGGTTTCCTCTGTAGGCTCTGCCATAGGATCATCCTCAGAGTACACCATGCGTGTGACTGTTGCCTCTACAGGTTCAATGGCTGTGACTGTGATAACCTCGTGCATCACATCTTCCATTTCCATTGTTTCTTCGTTGAAGACCTGCTCACCAGTAGGCTGCATCTCCCGTACCTCTTCACGACCATCTGCAACAATGTATTGTGCTAGTCGGGCTGTAGCTACACGGTAGGCTGCAAGCTGTTGATTGAACTGCTTTGTGTCTGCCGCTGCCTGTAAATCTTCTGGAATATCACCGTCAAAGCAGTCTGCGCCTTCAGCAATGATTGCGTCTAGTACTTCCTGATAGTGGCGGTTTGCAGGGTCTAGGGGTATCCAAACGTCATGTGTCGAACAGTATAGTGTGCTGCCAATTGTTTCAGATGTTGTAAGATTAAACATAATTATAACTCCGCATCTAATGCTATATAACCACCCGAATTAGAGCCAATCCACGCAAAAATTACTGAAGTGTTGTTTGTAGTGGGCAAGGATTGATGCCTGAAATGGGTATTGTTCGACACAAAAAATGATGGTGATTGCGTGAGCGTAGAATAAGTTACTCCCGGCATATGCAAACGGTCTAATCCTACCCCAGAAACTGTTGGATTTGACCTCATAGTTACCATTAGTTTTTCAGTGCCAAGGTACTCGTTAATCCCACTACCTGTATTCGTCCTAGTAGCTCCTAAAACACCATTTTGATCTGGTACATCTATCTTTTGATAATACCTCTGACACAACGCCAGTTCTTCACCATACGATCGGTGTTCAAAAGGCGTGGCGACTTTGCCTAGTTCTAGTTGGACGCCTGTGATGTAAAAATCATTAGAGGTGCTATCCATCCAATTTACATTTTTATCGCTTGCGTATCTGTTTGCTGAGGTAGACCATTGGCCTTCAGTACCTGAACTATAATAGGTAGAACCTGCCGCAAGCCAACAGACTACTCTGAAACCTATTCCAGTACCATTCGCTGATATACCCGACAAAGTATTCGGTGGGTATGTAAGGGATATATGCTCCCAAGTATCCGCTGAGTTGATGTTAAAAGTTCGGTGGCAAAAGTAGTCTGTGCCTTCCATTTTATGAATCGTCATGCTGTAAGTGCCTGTCTTGCTAGACTTAACCCAAAACGAAAGCGTCAGTTCCTGTGCGTCAGAGTAACCCATACGAGCAGACAAACAATCTTGTACCTCCAAATGCTGTGCGAAAATAGAATATTCACTACTATTCAAGCTAGTGTCGGCAGTGGTGACTTGGAGCTTAGTGCTGTATGCAAACCCATTTGGGGTATCAGTTGATCTTTCAAAAGTATATGCACCGCCTGTACTACTCCAGAATTTAAATCTGTCAGGTAAATAGTCTCCGCCAGAACCTACAGTCTGCGGGCCCGCTCCCCTTTGCCAGTGCTGCATAGCACCATTAATCAGCATATTCCTACGCCCTGCACCAATCAGGTTAAACTGTTCCTGTGGTGTCTCAGCCCGTAGCATCGCTTCTCCAGATGTACCACTTGGCTTATCAAGCTCACTAATCTTTTCTCTTACATTTATTTCTGGTTTACTTACTTTAACTACCATCGTTTAGTCCTCTGCTACCATTCCGTTTGATGCACTGATAGCTGCACCTACTGCATCTGTTGTATTATCTATTCGTCTTAGTCCTTGGAAGACTGAACGTCCTGCACTTGTACCTACATGAAGCAGTTCTGTATCATCATCATATGCTAATGCTGTGACTGCATCTGAAGAACCATAAAGAGTAGCCTTTGCATTCTCTTGGAATAGCACCTTCTCGTCCTCGTAGATTTTCTTGATCTGTTCTGGGGATGGGGCTGTGGCTGATGCTCTAACTAGTGCTACAGAACCTACGAATGCACGGTCAGCCGTAAAAGTAGGATACCCAATTCTTAGATAATGATTTGAGCCAGAAAGGTCAGATGTGTTATTAATCCAACCTTGCAACACTCCATCTACATAAAAATAAAGCACTCCATTTCTACGTAAACCCACAAGAAGTTTCCAAGTATTGCTGACGGAAGTTCCGCTTATTGATCGTGTCTGTCCATCAAAAACAACAAATCTGTGGGTACTAGAAACAGTGTCAAAAATTATCAACTTCTCTGGCACGTTCCCTACAGGGCCGCCCCTAACTAAAATACTATCAGTGGAGCTGTCACCGCCATAAACCCATGCCATAAAGCAGAAATCACCAGTACCAAAGTCAAGGTCACTATTATAAGGCTGCTGTAAATAGTTACTGCTGCTAAACCCACTATACGCCACCAAATCCGCACCAGCAGCCACAGGGGTTTTGGCCACAGTGCCGAACACTTGTAGACCGTTACCGTTCACACTGCGGTCTTCTTCGGCTAGGCGTACTGAAATATCGTCAAAGCTACAAGTAAGACCAGATGATCCAGCTCCAATTACAAGTGTAATATAAAGAGTAGAATTAGTAGCAGTAAAAGTAACATTGATTATACCAGTTGATGGAGTAGTGCCATAATAACCTTGCCCATCAAATGTTGTACCTAATCTAACCCAAGTCGCAGCATTAGCAGAAAGAAAATTTAAGGTTGCAGTGTAGGTTTCCCCTACTGTTAATCCTGAAATAGCCTGATAAGCATAACCGTAACTTGCAGAGGTAGTAGTAATAACGAGCGCCCCTGAAGATACAGATAGTGTAACTGATCCGTTATGAGCAGTCCACCCACTCGTATCAGTATCAAACGTACCATTCGTAACCAACTCTGTACCAGTAACATTAGTATCATCGGTGTCGGACAAGGTGGCGAGTTTGATGTCGCCGTTCATCCAGCCTGTGTTGTAGGTGGAGGTGATATCAGCCGCCAGTGACTTTGTTAAATCATTTTCTGGGTCATACTGAACTAAACCCGCCGCATTACCACCATAAAACTGATTAGTCGCAAGTATTTTTGAACCGCCTAACGAACTACCTTGATTTGAGTATTGAGGTAAAAACGTGACATAAGAATTTGAGTCCAAATTAGCATTTATTGCACTGCTATGAGCGGTAAATGTTTTGTCGGCGGACGGTATTTCAGTGTAGTAAACATGAGTATCATCAGCTACACCAGAGTAAGAATACAGCAATATAATCTTACCATCATCAGTAAATGAGACTTGGTGACTATAATAAAAATATGAGTTTGTGGCTTTAATATCAACAACAGTCCCATCATCCTTAATAACACTCACGCCACCAGCAGTAGCCACCGCAATAGTCGGCACAGGCAATCCTGTAGCAGCATCAATCGGGGCGTTGGGCAGAACGGTCATGGCTACGTCATTGACGAAGCGACTGGTCGTTATACCGTAGTTCCCTGACTCTCCCGCACTTATATTTAATCCATCATTTCTCTGTTCAATATTTCCTTTATACTTATAGGGACTGTTACTAGCATCACTTAAAAAATACCCGTTGTCAGCAATAAAACTAATAGGGAATGTACCGCCTTGTCCTCCAGAATCATTGCCTACTGAAACTAGTAAACCATTAAGCATTTTTGTAGCTTGCTGGCTATTGTCCAATAAGCCATAAATCATATCAGCACGATCGCCGCCATCAAATACCATCCACATAGGCATATCAGGATTGTCACCATCGTAGATAGTAACTTTGTTAGACTCAGTAACAATAACAGCAACCGCAGGAAACTCTTTACGAGCACCACGAGTAGCAGTGTTCAGTGTTTCATTATACCAAGACGTATTCTGTGTACGCTTACGCCATGCACCACCATCTGAATCTTTACGAGTGTCATATACAAATACATCAACTGCAGTATCAGAAATATCTTTAGCAACAGCATCTAGTAAATATTGATCTGCTTTGGCTGTACCTGCTACTTCAAGTTTATGAGCTGGTACAGATGTACCGACACCAACGTTGCCACCGCCTAAAGCAGTTAAAGCAGTTACAGGTGATCCACTTGCAGCTTGCAGAATTAATTTTATAGCGGAAGACGTACTTCCATATCTATTTGCTAATACAGTTGTGGTAAAGCCTGTATTGTCGTGATACAAAGATGTTGCTTCACTTGTGCTAGATCCATTACGCAACACCAACCCACTAGTGTAAGCGCTACCACCATTTAATACATCTAAAGCTGAGATAGGCGAATTTGTACCAATGCCAAGCGATTCAGTACTCGCATCCCAGACGAACTTTGGCGTGGTGCCTGTCGAGTCGTAGAAGCTGATGTCGCCGTTGCCACCGTCAATAGCCATCCTTGTTGTAGCAGTATTAGTGTCATCACTTAACTTCTGGAAATACAAATTGCCTGTATTCTGGCGTATTCGATGGTTGCTGTCAGTTACACCTGTTTCCATGAAATACATCATGGGAGAGGTGCCATCCATTCTTAGGATATTACCCGTTACGTCTACACCTGTGCTGGTGGTGGCGAGTTTCTTGCTGCTGTCGTAATAAAGATCGACTGAACCGTTGTGGTTAAATACAGCCATATTTTCGTTAATAGCATCGTTAGTTATTTTTACAGAGCCAGAGCCAGCTAAATATAAATCTCCAACTCCAGCGTCCTTAATAACCGAAGCGCCGCCATGGTGATAAATCTGTAGGTCAGACCCGTCTCCGAAGATGGCTTTGTCGTTATCAGGGAATGTAATATCACCATCAATAGAAATCTTTGAACTGGTTACAGCACCATCATTAATCTTTACTGATGTAATGCTGTTGTCAGTAACAGTAGATGCAGTACCACCAACACCGCCAAGAGATACAATGTAACATTCATCTCCGGATGCTGGAGCAGAAGCAAATACAATAGAGGAACCGCCAACACCCAAAGTGTATGAGTTAAGAGGTTCCTGGATGATGCCGTTCAAAGACACGATAAGCTGACTTGAGTCACCTACCGGAGACGATACGGAATTGTATGTCAGATTAAACTGTGTTGCGCTACCATTGAACAAAGAGGCTATTGAATCAAGCCTCTTAAATTCACCAGCAGATGGCTGATTACCGATATAATTTGTCATCGAGTTCCCTATCCCTCAAGTTCTTTTAGTTATTTATAATGGTTTTTCAGGCCACACAATATTCATTGGCCATCCTTCTTGACTAGTAATATCGCGCAATGCTTGACGGTATGGAAACCATTTGTCCTTTATATTTTGAGAAACATCTTCGCCCGATACCCAATCAGTTTCTTTTAAAAGCTGATCTCTCTTAGCTCGAGCATTTTTTTCTACTTCTAATTTACCACCAGAAATAATAATTTTAGTGGCTTCTAAAACTTTTTCTTCAAGTTCCTCTTTAGATACACTTTTTTCATCAACAAATTTGATAGTGTTATATCCATCTTTAAGTGGGTAGTATTTGTATTCTATATCTGGATACCAGTGATCCATACATCTTTTATATTCAATATTCAAACAATCTCCAATTTGAATATCTTCTATAGAAGTATATGCATAGAGCTTTTGAATTTTTGACTCGTCAGACATTTAAGCGCTCCATAATGTTTTTTCTCCTTTATTTCCGCCATGCAAATGGATAGCCCATATTTGGCCGCCAGGATATGCTCCACCTGTAGTTATATTTCCATATTGGTCCATATCCATAGTGTGACATGTTCCATAACAATGGCCATTACTTTTCATAAGGGTTGTTACAGTTATAAAAATATGATCGGCCGCACTAAACCCAGCCGCAACTTGGTTTCTACCTCTATCATTAAATTGCTCTGCTACATAAATGCCACCGTCGTAAATATCTGTGGCGGTACCAATTGTAACCATATATATGCCCAAAGCAGTATTTGCTCCTTTTAACATAACCATATATGTTCCAGTATCACTTCCATTATTTGCTGTGTTCCCGACCAATGAAGCTATGCTAGCACTTTGACCGCTCGCAATGTAGCCAAGATACTTACCAAGGGTTGGGAATAAATCTACTGCTCCATTTGAAAATTGTTTTAGAGATCCACCACCGCTTTTATCCCGGTAGGCCATTACATACTGGTTTCTTACAGAGAAATGGGTGCTACCACTGGAGCCTATATTCACTCCGTTATCTGTATCATAAGAAGTTATAAAGATAGGTCTATTAGCGTCACCTTCTATCCTATAGTTGGACCCGTCCCACAAACCGATATTGACTTGATCTGTTCCGTCACTAAGCTTTATTCTAGCAGATGCGTTATTGACTTCTAAACTAACAGTTGGATTCGACGTACCAATACCGACATTACCATTACCATCAACAGTAAATCTAGCTGCACCGGCAGTATTATCATATATTCTAAAGTTATGAGTAGAATCAATGATGCCATTACCTATTGACCACCCAGTCGAACCGCTAGCATTAGTAAAACCAAGAGTTCTACTATCTGTTGATCCGCCTTCTATTAATACACTACTAGTGACATGAAGTTTTGCTTGAGGATCAGTCGTACCAATACCAACGTTGCCGCTATTGGCAATAAGTAATCTATTGCCGCCGCCAGCAGTTGCATCATAAATGAAAAAGTCTTCGCCGCCATCTGCATTTAAATCAACACCTGCGTACCATATGTCTGTGCCATTTAGTGCATATGCTATACATGCTTGTCCGCCATCACTGCTATCTATTTTTAATGGAGCATTGTCTGTAGAGGTTATGTGTAAAGGTCGATCAGGGGAAGTTTCACCGATACCAACGTTACCGCCAGTATCTAATATTAAATCTCCGTTGATATCCATAGTATATTCTGAACCAGCAGGCTGTGATATACCGTATGCACCATATCCAGTTGTTAGACTTCCTGCAGAGTTTGATATTTTAATCGGATATGTTGTTGTTACGTTATCTAACGCCGTTAACGTTAATTCTTGATCGCTAGAACTCCAAACTAACTTAGCCGTCGCTCCAGTATCTTCGTAGAAAGAGATATCGCCATTGTTAGCAATTTTAAGTGCATTAAGATTAGATGCACCATATTCAAATTCTAATGCGCCGCCGGAGCTGTTAATTCTGTTTTGTACGTTTCCGCCGTCCTTCATAATTAAAGAAGAAATTTGACCAGCACTGCCAGAACGAATTAACTCTAAAGTGGCCGCAGCCGTTGAAGTTATCTGTACCGTTCCACTACCACTAACAGTCAGCCCATCGCTGGTGATAGCGCCGGTTACGTCTAAATCTTTGTTAAGTTCCCACTG